ACGTGATGTACAACGATTTATGGTTCCAAGAGTATTTAAGGAAGGACCCAAACCGTGTGGTTCTCGAAAATGTGTGGGAACAGCCCGAGGTCATCGGAAAGTACTACCCATCCAAAGAGAAACAGGAGGCTTGTAAAGTTATTGGAGAGGCTAGCAAGTCTCGCGATGCTAACCGTGATATGTGTGAAGCTTTCCAACAATTCGTTGCCGAAGGAGGAGTTAAGGTCAATGATGTCCTTACTGCTTCAGAGTGGCTTAACCGATGGCACATGGATCGATGCTTACTCATTGACAAACGGTTATTCAAACAGAAGCTCGACCTAATTGTGAGGCTCACATGGAACAAGTGGAGGAATCAAGATTGGCAAGTGCAGGTTGCCAAGGAGTATGGATGCTACCAAGGAGGTGGAGACACAAGATTGCGAGAATTTGGGTGTACCGTATTTAAGGACGACCCGTCCGTGTTCGAAGATCATGCCAATTCGGAGATCTTACCGCAGCCGCAACAGCCGTTACTCAGGAATGAGTCGTCCCGGAGTGAAACGTCGCCGGATTGCAGCACCGTACACGATGCGCAGCAAGACGAGCAAGAGAGCTCGCAACATGATGAAGAAGAGACAGCTGACAAGTGCATTCAACCGCCAGGTGAAGAGTGCAGTGATGTCGATGAATGAGACCAAGTACAAGACCACGCAGTACATTGAAACAGGAGTTGCAGCAGATATGGTCGGCTATTTGGATCACAATTCAATCAATACTCATGCCTTGTGGAAACAAGGATCTGCCAGTACATTTAAAATCTTCCCGTCCCGTGGAGATGCCCAAAACCAGATGGAAGGGAAAGAATTCTACCTGAAAGGAATCAAGCTACGTCTACAGCTAACGTTTGCAGGAGACCGCTTGCGTTCAAAAGTCAAGATGTGGTATGTACCAAACAAGAACGATATCACTCCAGTTTATGCCAACTTTCAACAGAATGTAACAGGTAATGTGATGATGGACCCGATCAATCTCAAGAACTTTCCAGGAACCCGGTTCCTGGGTACGATCAAAGTCCCGAATGGAACGAACGTGCAAGGTGTAACCGGTGCAGTAGAGCCGTTTGCTTCAGGAACCCGTCCAGTGTCAGTAATGTTCAACAAGTTCATTTCATTCAACAAGTATGTAACGTACAAACAGAACAATGATGATTCATCGATTGATACTCAGAAGATCCCCGCGCTACCGGAACAAGGATGGCTATTATTCGCTACGTATGACGACCAGGGTAGTCTAGAGACAGACACGTGTGTGACCAACATAGAAGGTGCAGTGACCACCTATTTCAAAGATCCGTAGGAACATAAAATCCGTTAAAAATAAAATATAATATAATTACTTTATAAAAAATGGTCGAAGCCGCAATGAGCACCGCAGCGCCAGGCCCGGAGCGCGATAGCGCGGAGGGCCGGCGCGAGGAGCGGAATGCCCGGAGGGCGGCGAGACAGACATTTCGAGACATTTGCCAAAAGTTGACAAGTTGACTTTTGCCAAAAATCCACGTCACGCGAAATCCACTAGACAAGATTTTATTAATTAATTAAAAAAATTAAATAAAAAATATTGGTTTGTCCCCAGTCCCGAGTCCCGAGTAGGATGACGTGGAATTGCCACGTCACGTTTGGCTAGTATATAAACTGGGGACAAGCCTTGGTTTGTCCCCCGTCTAGAAGAGTCTAGACAGGTGCATGCAAAATGCCAGCCATTCCCATGCAATCTTACAAGATCACATTGTCGTTCAAGACGAGCATCACGAAAGAGATGCAGGATTGGTTTATTGGATACCTTCGCCGCTCGACCATGTACAGGTACGTCGTCACGGAGTTGGACAAGTCTGGCAAGGTTCACTTGCACGCTTGTTGTATTTGGAACAACGAGGCCCGGTACGATCACATCGAGAATACCATATGGAAGTATGGATACCTGAAGTACCAAAAGGACCAGTCGGTGAAGAAGTTTAAATGCGGTGGAGGATGCATCAAGTTGAACGTGATGTACAACGATTTATGGTTCCAAGAGTATTTAAGGAAGGACCCAA